CCGCCGGAGGAAAAGGCGCGGCCAATGGTGCCGACGCCCGGGGCGAGGAGGTCTGCGGCTACCTGCGTGCCGAGCTGCGTCACGGTCGGCACAGCGCCGAGGGCGGCGCGTTCAATGCCCTCTGTTCCGTCAAGGCTTTCCTTGCCGTACTTCTCCGCAAGGGAATAGCTCTTATCTGCGGTCTCATAAAGCCCGCTGGCCGTCTGCTTTCCGCTCTCGACGGCCTTTGCGTAGATCTCGCGCTGGGACTTGGCAACGGCGAGAGCGTCTGCAGCCTCCGATTTCTGACGCGCGCTCAAAGACGGGTCGCGCAGGTTGTTTTCCAGCGCCGCTATCTGCTGATCGAGCGCAGATACCTGCTCGCGGTAGATGCCAGACATTTCCGTGCCGCCGCGCCGGTCAGCCTGAACGCCGCCCGCATTTGCGAGGTTTGCGCCCTCGGACAAAAGGCCGCTCTTAATGCCGGAGAGCAGACGGGAGCCGAAGCTCCTTTTCGTCGCGGGCTGCGTCGTCTCCGCGGCGGGAGCCGCCCCCTGTTCGGGGGTAGCCTCCCTTACGGGCCTGTTTTTTGCTTCCTCGGCACGGACTTCAAAGAAAGACTTGTCCAACTTCTTCGTGCCGCTGCCCGCGCTGGTGTCAGACGCAGCCTGCGGTCTTGTTGTCTGTGGCTTTGCCGCCTGTGCCTCAAAATAGGAACGGTCGAGTTTTTTAGCCATTGTCAGCCTCCATTATATCCGAGTAGCTGGTTCAACTCATTGCGCTGCTTTTCGCTCATATCGTCGAAATACTTGTCGTAGAGATCAAAGGCAGCGCTGCCATTGCCCTGATTGACAAGCTGTGTGATCGAACGCCGGAGATCGCCGAACGTGGGGCGTCCGTTCTTTCCAAGATTGCTTTCGTCGAGCCCGCCGCCGTTGGCCTCCCATTCCTGATAGTCGGCGTAGAGGCCGCTGGACGAGGTGAATCCGTACTTAGTGTAGTTGCCTTTCTGGGCAAGCCAACTCTTGGGGTTTCCGCTCGCCTGTGCCGCGCGGAACAGTCCCTCATAATCGTAGACGGCGTCCTTGCTGCCGGTCGAACCCCTGCTGCCGGTCGAGCCGCTGCCGGAGGTCTTATTCTTCGGCGCATTGCTGAGCTTGTACGCCCACTCCGCGTTGTAACGGCTGTCCTCGATGTTGTCCCTCTGCTGCTGATAGCCGAAGTTACGCGCATCGCTGAACACGCCGTAGTTAAAGCTGCGGTCGGTGTTGTACTGCGCGAGGAGGTCTTGGAACTTGGCGTAGTCGCCCTGTTCGAGCGCACGCAGCATCTCGACATTCGCCCGCTGGCTGTCCTCGTCGTCCTTGTACATGGAGTAGGCGAGTTTGTACAGCTCCGGCACAATGTCGTTGAGGCCCTGCATATAGTCGTTGTAGCTCTGCTGTGCGACGCTGCCCGCGTAGGAGCTGGAGAGGCCGCCCGTCCGCGCGGCTTGTGCGCCGAGCGTGTCGCGCATCGCCTTGTCACCGTTGCGCTGGTACTTGTCCTGATAGAACTGGTACAGCGGGTCGTTCTCTGCGTCATAGCTGAACGGGTCGCGGTTGAGGATCTGATCGACAAGCTCGTTGAGCTTTTCATCGTAACGGCTCGTGTAGCTCGGTGCGCCGCCGGAAGCGAACTGTAAAAGCTGCCGCTTCTGCCCAGCATCGCCGCTCCAATAACCGGTCTCGGGATCGAAGCCCACCGTCCCGTTGTCGCCGTTGAGCAGTCTTGCAAGGGCCTCGTTTGCCGCGTGCAGACGTTCGCGCTCCGTGTCGTCCGCCGACCACCATGACTTGGAGTTACTGTTCATGATGTCGCGGATCGCGTCCTGATCGGCGTCCCATACGCCAACGCCGTTTGCGCTCCCTTGGAATCCGTTCGGCATGGTGCGCGAACCGCCACCAGAGGAGCCGCCGGAAGAGCTTCCGCCGTATTTCTGGTTATAGGTCTTGCCGCTGCCGTCGGCGAGCGTCGGCTCCTTGCCGCCGTAAACGGCATCAATTTTGTTCTGCCGTTCCTGCGTGAGCTGTGCCCGCTCGCCCGCGGACAGGTCGGTGCGCATCAGTTCTTTGGAATAGTCCTTGTCCTTGTTGTAATAGCCTGCCATTTTCTTTTTCCCTCCTGTTAGGCCGTCGGTGTCGTCTGCTCCAATGCGCTCACGCGCTGCTCAAGGGATTGCAGACTTGCGTTGATCGTGGAAATCTGCTCCTGCGCGTTGTTTATCTGCCCCTGCATCGTTGCGACAGAGCCGCTCAGAGTGTTTACACTCCCGCTTAGAGCGGTCACGTCACCGTTGAGGCTTGCGATCTGTGAAGCGAGGCCCTGCACGGTGTTGGCAATCTCGACGATCTTGCTGTAAAGCTCTGCGCTGGAAACGCCCGCTTCGCTGACCGTTCGCAGCGTGTTTTTGTTGGCAAATTCGATGCGCTCCTGCATATAGCGGATGTAGCTTTCGATGGTCGAAAGCGCCGCGCCCGGATCGTTCGGGTCGATGCGGTCCATGCTTTCGGGGAATACCGCCATTATTTATCACTCCCTAAACTGAATTCGCGCGACAGGCCGAGCAGGCAGCACGGCCCTACGCCGGAAACGCGCAGGCCGAATTTGTCGCACCGCGCGATCTGCACCGGCATGGTGAACACGTCGTCGCAGGGGCCTCCCGCGATCTTGCCGACCTCGCACCACACGCCGCTGTCAAAGCGGGCCTCTACACGCAGCCACGCTCCGGCGGGCACGGTGACGCGCAGGAACAGCTTACGGATGCGCTTGCGGTAGTTGATCGTGGCGTAGAACGGAACAAATTCCATCAGCCATTCGATACTTGCGTCCTCTTCGCCGGTGTCGGCGAGGTAGACGCTACCCGAGCTGTCGAGGAAATACATATCCTTGCCGATGCGGGCGAAATCGACCGCGGCGGTCGTGTCCTCTTCCAGCCATATACCGTCCTGAATGTCATAGGCGAGCAGGCGGCTCCGCGCCCCCTCCTTGACGGAGAGGAAATACCGCACACCATCTGTTCCGCCCACGGCGTCCGTGAATTCGTGGTCGCCGAATTGCCGGGAGACCAGAGCGGGAATGCCGCCGGAGTAGGCGTAGATGCCGTGCAGGCCCTTATAGAAGAGCGTTTCGTTGACCACCTGCATACTCTTGTGGCAGCCTGCCTGCAAGCCCTCTACGTTGTAGGTGTAGAGTGCGTATTCCGCCGGATAACTGCCGAGCATCTTGTGCAGCACATTCTCTTTCCAGAACAGAACGCTTGTAGAGAGCTTGGCGCAGCCGGTGAAATTTCCCTCGCTGCCGACGGCCACGGCGTAGCTGTCTGTGCTGATGCCCTCGTAGGTAAAGAAGTTGGTCGGGTCGCCCAGCGCGCTGGCGTAGATGGTCTTGTCCACGTTGCAGCAACCCCACAGGCGGTTTTCGCTCTCGCAGATAAAGTCGAGATCGGGGACAGAGCGTGAAAGCGTGATCGTCGCCGTTTCCGTCGCTGCCGTGAAGCAGTTGCTTGTCACGGTGATCTTACCGGCCTCCACCGCCTTGATGTAGGCGTTTTTGTTGTTGCCGGCCTGCACGGTGCAGCCGGAAACGCTGATCGTGTCGCCGACCTTGAATTGCGTCGTCAGGTCGCTCCATCCGGTCACGGTGATGCTGTCGGCCTCAAACTTCGCGCCCGCGCCGCTCGCCTCCGCCGTCAGGCTTTGCACGGTGAGCGTCTTAATGTCGAGGTATTTTTTGTCCGGCCAAATGACGAGCTTGGTATTGACGACCGCGAATTGCTTCGCGCCCTCCGCTACCTGCCCAACCACCGCGCCGTCATACAGCAGGTTCGTCCCCTGCACCACAACGAGCTTTTCCCACGCTGTGATGGCGGTCGCGTTGGCATACGGCGTGAGCTTGCTGCGCGCTCTGCGCGTGGAGAAGTAGGGATAGCGGCGGCACGAGATGTTGCGCGTCTCACAAAGGTCCCCGTCCTGCGTGTTGTCCGAGAGGTTCAGTCCGCGGATGGCAACGACCTCGCTCTGGTACTTCCGGATATTGTTGGGGAGATCGGGGTAGCTCATATCACACCTTCCAATTCCCGCGGTGCGGCGGTCGATTGTGCCGCCTCCACCACGCCTTTGCCTCGCTCACCTTGCTGTTGGCAACGACCTTATCGTTGGCGTACAGGTCCGTTTCCGCGTTCATCAGGTCAATGCCCGCGCACAGATGCCATACATAGCTGTTATCGTGCGGTGCAGGCATCAAGAGCGTCTGATCCTCCGGCCACAGGTTTTCCGGCAGCGTCACGCCCATCAGCTCCGCGTATTCGCTCTCCAGCTCGCGCAGGATGTTGGACTTTGCTTCCGCTTCAATGCAGTTTGGGCGCAGCGCGTCCGCCTGCTTGATTGCTTCTCTCGTTGTCATGCCATTTCCTCACTTTCCCGTGACCGCCGTGATCCACGCGCTCACGTACTCTCCCCACGCCTTCTGCGTCGCGGGGCCGAATGAGCTGTCCACGTCCAGCTCGTACCCACAGGCGTCGAGAAATTCCTGCATCTTTTTGACTTCCTCGCCCTTGTCGCCACGCACCAACGTGCGCTTTTCCGTAGGATATGCAGGTATGCCGAAGCCGCGAATATACCGCCCGTTCACGGGGATAATGCGATAGGCGCACTCGTGGGTTTTGCCCTTGTTGCCCTCGAAAACGGTAAAGGTTTTCCCATTGCAGGCGGTCACAATGCCGGTGTGGTTCGGAGCGCCGGTGCAGTCCGCCGCGGCATAGTCCGCACCGTCAGCCCAATTGTAGAAAACCTGCTCTCCGACCTGCGGGACGTGCGCGTCGTCCTCGACCCATTGGCCGCGCACTTGATACCAGCGCATCTGCTCGCCGCAGCTGCACTCGACGGGGAGCACCTCCGTCAAACCGCAGAGGATCGCCGCCGCGCTCACCATCGCCGCGCAGTAGTCGTCTGAATAGGTGAGCTTGTGTCCGCGCGGGTGCGGGAGGTAGCTGTTGTAGGCGTCCACGATGCGCTTATGCACCGCGTCGCCGCGCCTGGCTCCGTCCCAGCTCGTCAGGGTCTTGATAAACTCGTCGCGCTTCATCGTCTCACCCCTCCTACAGGAACCGCACGGCGTAATATTGCCGCTGGTTTGTGTTGATCTTGCTGCACGCCGCATGGATGGCGGCGACGTGCCCGCCGTCGAGCATAATGGCGTATTCCAGCTTGAGCTTGTTCCGGCAAAGCGCGTTGACCTGCTGCGCCGTCATGTTCTTGCAGTACACGCCGTAGAGCATCCCGCCCTTGTAGCCGAGGACCGTATGGTTGGTCTTGCGCAGCACGTCGCTGAACGCCCTTATGAAGCCCTCTGCGGCAGGGTTATAATTGCCGAGCAATCCCATACCTCCGACCGCCCAAACGACATTGTCGAGCAAAGAGGCCGAGGCCACGCGGGCGATGTGCACCGCGCCGTCCGCGGTCTTGTAGAGCACGCTCTCGGGCGTCGGGTAGTGGCAGCTCATGCCGCGCACCACCCTGCCGTCGCGCACGAGGATGCTGCACGGCGCGCCCTGCCACGAAAAGCTCCCCGAAATGCTGTTCTCCGGCAGCCGTCCGCTCAGGTTGAGCGGGTCAATGTCGCGGGCGAGTATCGCGGGCTGGCCGTACAGCTCCACGTTCAGGGGGAAACAGTCTGCGCCGAGCTTCGCCGCGATGTCGCTCAGTGTCTGGTTGCCGATCCAGCCGTTGTCCAGCGCCCCGACGGAGCGCTGGATGGCCTTTATCATGCGCACCTCTTCCGAGGTGGAACCGACCACATCTTTCATGCCGGCGGCTCCTCGTCGCTCCCGAGGAGCTTGTCGCCTGCGGCGTCCACGGCGTTCTTTCCCGCCGCCAGCAGCTTCACCAGCCACGGCGGCACCTTTGCGCCCATATTTACGCCGTGTTCGGCCAGACTGCCCAACTCCCCAATGATGTACCACACAACGACCAGCGGGCCGAGAAGCGTCGTATACTCAAACGGAAGCTTCACACCCGGCAGGTGCTCCAGCATCATGCCAATCAGCCAGTCGGCGACCAGCGCAATGCAGACGATAACGATCATGCCGCCCTTGTGCCACGCGCCTTCACGCAGCTTCGCGCTGCTCCACTCCCCGCGGTGCGCCGCTGCGGCAGAGCCAACCAGCCAATCCGCCAGCATCAGCCCGATCCACACGATCAGCAGCCAGCCGAACCAGCCCCAAAAGGCCGTCAGCATCGCCACCGCCGCCGTGATCCACGCCTTGATCGCCGTCAAAGTATTGTTCTCCATCGTTTTGTCCTTTCTGCACGAAGCCACATCGGACCTCGCGCGGTAGTATTACCAATCGTATTAGAGCGGGGGATAGCCCCCGCTCTGCTCACTTGTTCAGCTCCGCGAGCTTAGCTGCAATCTCCTCCGGGATGTGGCACGTCTCCGTCTTGACGCAGTAGCCGTCCGCGTCATAGGTGAGTTTGTAGCAGGGGGCGACATATACCTCCGTGCCGGCGCGGGAAATGTCGCGCGCCATAACGGGCTGCTTGATGCTGTTTCTGATGCCCGCCTTTTCGCTCAGACCGTAGGGAATGTCGGTGACCTCGATGGGCTTGCCGTCGGATGCGATTCTCTTGTAAGTAGCCATAATTTTGTTCTCCTTTTCTTTGTTCAAAATTTATTTATCATCGGCGTAGCTTTCGCCGGTGATCTCCTTGATGCTGCCCGCCTTGCAACGGTCGATAGGTTCATAGGCGTTCTCTCTTTCCGGCGGCAATAAATCCGCCTGTTTGATTTGTCAGCAGTTACGGCGCAGCCAGCGTCCTGCGCTCTTGAGGTTTTTCGCCAGCTTTCGGAATATTTCCATAAGCCAGAGCTGCGCGCTCTGCCCGTTTGCGGAAAGCCGCTCCAGCTCTCGCAGCATTTGCCCCCTGTGCCGCTTTGCACGGATGATCGTCAGCGGCGGCATCGGCGCTTTATCCGGCTCGCACGGCTTGCGTGGGCTGCTTTGCCCTTTGCGCGGCGGTGCCGGTCTGCGTTCCTGCGGCACAACGGCATCCTGCTCCTGCAATTCCCGGTAAATGCTATAAGCCAGCTCGTCGAGGCCGTCCATGCCGCGCAGCGTCGTCGGCTGAAAGCCGGTCATCGCTCCGATGTTGCGCAGCGCTCTGCGGATCGTGCGCAGCACCGTCGCCTTATCCACACCGATGAGCGAAGCGACCTCCCGCAGCGACAGCCACTCACCGTAGTATAGATACAGATAAGCAGCCTGCCGCGGCGTTATCGCCGAAAGAAGGAGATTTGCCGTTTCGCGGTCGGCGAGGTCAAGCTCTGTCTGTCCGCTTAAAGCCGCCTGCGCCATTGTCAGCTCGACCTCCTCCCGCACGGCTTTCTTTGCGCGGGAGAGAGTACGGGAAACCGTGCTCTTCCCGATGCCGAGCCGTTCGGCGATCTCCGTCACGGATGCGCCGTCGCGGTTCAGCTCAAGGACCTTGCGCTGCCGTTCTGTCAATGCTTCAAGCCCCCGCTGTGCCGCCGAAAGCATCTGCTTTCTTCCGGCCTCGATCTCATCATCAAGCGAATTGTCCGCCTGCTCCCAAGAGAGAAATTGCGCGCGGTCTCCGAGGGACATTTCGCCGCCGTTCTCTGCCTGCGCGGCCATCGACACCGTTCTCGCTCGCGGCGCTTTGGCTCTGCGCGGGGCAATGGCGTGAAGCATCGCTTGGACATTCGCCAATTCCTCGCGCAGCATTTCGATCTCCAGCTCGTCCGCACCGTTATCGCGTGCTTCAGCGATCTGCGCAAGCAGCTCACTGTGCCGCCGGCGGAGAGCGTCGATTTTCTCGCTCATCGTCGTCTCCTCAATTCGTTAATGGCTGATGCGTTCAGCCCTCCCAGTCTGCCCAGCCGTCCATGTAGACCTTGATCACACCGTCCACGCGGTAGAAGGCGTTGTTGATGAGCGGCACGCCCTCCGTGTATTCGATGGGATTGTCGGCGCTCGTGCCGACCGGATTTGCCTGCTCGACGTAATCCTTTCGGACGTCCACGTCGTTGACGGTGAAGATCCTCCAGTCAAAGCCGAGCTTGTCGCTCTGCTCCGTGCGCTGCGTGATGCCGCCGGCGGCCCGCACGAGCTTTCCGTCCGTGATCGCGCCCTTAATGGCGTTGAGCTTTTCAGTTTGCATCATAGGTGGCCTCCAGTTCCGCCAGCTGCGCGTTGGCAGCGGCAAGGTTTTCTTCGCTCTCGGTGAGCTGTGTATTCTTCTCGGCGACAGTGGCGTTCAGGCTCTCGATCTGCGCCTGATAGGGCGTGACATCGCCCCAATACTGCTTGTCTGCTTTGATGATCACCTTGATGCTCTGCGTGTTCATGTCGTACTGGATCGCCTTCACGGTGAAGGCGTAGCCCTCCGGCAGCGGACAGGCGGGGCAGTCCGTGCGAATCTGCTCGACCGTGACATTCTTCCAGTCGATGGCCTCGACCGATTCGAGCGTATTTTCCGAATAGCACCGCTCGAATGTGACGTGGTACTCGCTCGATAGTGCAAAGACGTTGCCGACGCGATGACCATTGATCTTGTACTTGACGCCGTAATAGCTGTTTCCTGTTTTCATGCTCCTGCCTCCTGTGCAAAGTTATCGCTTTCCGCGCTTGTGCTTCGGCTCCCATATCCCGACACCGAAGCGGGGATAATCATAATATCGGGTCAGGACCGCTGCGGCCTCCCGCAGGTCTCGCCGCATCGCGCCCAGATGCCCGGGATCTATGCCGGCTTCCCGGCATTCGCGAATTTTAATGCTGATCTGCGCTGCCGTGCGCCGATACTCCACAGCAAGGTCCTCGAGACCGGCCTCGCCCTGCTCGATCACACCGGCGCGCCGCAGGGTCTCCGTAAGGCGTTCTCCGCGCTCGGCGTGTACAACTGGCTTGTACGGCAGCTTATAGCGCACATCGTTCTCCGCGAAAATGATCTTTGATGGCCGCGGAATGTTCCGTCGGTCGAAGGTCGTGATGCAAATGACGCCGCGCTCACAGTCGATCTTCACCTGTGCGTCCGGACCGCCGTCCCGAAAGCGGACGGTCAGCTCCGCCTCTCTGTATGCCCTCATCGCCTCACCCCGCAAAAACGATCTTACCGGCAAACTTCGTGTCGCTCATGAGCTTAAAGGCTCCCGTCGCCGCCGTGTATTCAACGTCCAGCTCAAGCACGGCCCATGTGTTTTTCGCATATTTGCCGTCGCTGCAAAGGGAGTAGGCATCAAAGGTGAAGTCCGCGCTGCTTCTCTTGTGCGAGGTCTTCGGAATCGTGAGCGTGAACGGTTCGTCGTCGCCCGTCCAGTCATTTGCCGTAAAGGTGACCGTTACACTGCTATTTGCAGCCACGGCCACGGCGTTCCCGCCGGCATCGAATCCGACGAACTGGCCCGCGGTGCCGGTGAGTTTGCCCTGCTTGCCGTTCCACGCCTCCCGCTCCTCCGCCGTGATGTGCTTGGTGGTGTTTTGGTCGTGCGCGTTGAAGTTCTTCTGCACCGTCGCCGCGTCCTTTGCGGCATTGGCAGCGGCGGTTCGGATGTCCGCGTGCGCGTCGGTGCTCTCGTTATGAGCTGTGACTTTACTGTTCGCCGTTCCTGCCGGATCGGCGCCCGCCTGCGCCGCGGTGACGCCGTGCGGATTGTCCTTTTTGCCCGTGTGCCCTTTCAGCTCGGCGCTCGCGGCCTTTTTTGCCGCCTCTTCCGCGGCAGCCGCAGAGCCGGAGGGGTCAGCGCCCACCATTTCCGGCGTATAATCGCCGTTCTGCGGAACAACGGCTCCGCCTCGGCCCTTGAAGCTCGTTACACCGCCGCCCGCCGCCGCCTGTGCGCTCTCGCACCAGTATTTGGCGTTGTTTGCGTCCTCGCCCTCGCGGGTGCCGGTGCCGCCCACCGCCCAGCTCTCTGCGGCCTTTTTCGCGCCGACAGCCTCGGCGGCGCTTTGCGCGGCAGCGGAAGCGCTGTTCGATGCGCCTTGCGCGGATGCAGCGGCGGCGTCCTTGGAATCTTTCGCCGCGTTTTTGCTTGCGGCAGCGGCAGATTGGCTCTCGGCAGCGGCGGTAGCCGCATTGGCAGCTCCGGTTTTTGCGGCCTGCGCGTCGCTTTTGCTTGCGGCGGCATCGGCAGCGCTCTGTGCTGCATTATCCCGCGCCGCCTCCGCTTTGCTTTGTGCGGCTTCCGCTTTTCCCTGCGCGGTCTCAGCGGCGGTCTTGCTTGCCGCAGCCGCTTTTTCGCTGTCCGCGCCCGCCGAGGCGCTCTTCTGCGCGGCCTCCTCGCTTGCTTTGGCATTGGCCTCAGAGGCAGCGGCGTTTTCTTTGCTTTCTGCGGCGGCGTCGGCGCTGTCTGCCGCGGAAGCGGCACTCTGTGCGGCGCTTTGCGCGGCATTTTCGGCATCGGTCGCGCTTCCTGCCGCGCTGTTTGCGCTTGCAAGGGCGTTTCCGGCGCTTGCGGCGGCATCGGCAGCAGATTTCCCCGCCTCGGTCTCGCTGCTCTTGGCGGCAGTCTCAGAGGCTTTTGCGTTGGCTTCGCTTTTGGCGGCAGCCGCCTTGCTGGCGGCAGCATCCTTTGCACTCTCGGCGGCAGCGGTCTCGGAGGCTTTGGCAGCCGTCTCGCTTTTTGCCGCAGCCTGCTCGCTGGCAGCCGCGGCCTTTTTGCTCGCCTCGGCGGCGTCGGCGCTGTCCTTTGCCTCGGAAACCGTGTTCTTGATGTCGTCGATTTCCGCTTGCAGCTGCTCCGCCTGCGTTGGCGTAATGGGGGTTTCATTCAGATATCTTTTGTTTGGAAGAACGGGAAAACGAGCCTCTTTCGTCGTTACGCGTACCGTTTCCTTTGCGTTTTCTCCGCTTCCCTCCACAACTGTCCCCTCCACCGTGAGAAAGCAGTCTCCGGCAGCAGTCTTTGCCGCCTGCGGGACCGGAACATAGTAAACATCCGTCTGTCCCTCTGCGAGCAAATTTGTTGTCAGCAAAATAGTTGCTGGGTTTTTGTACATTGCGTCGTAGAAAATCGCCTTTTTCGTCGTGCCGTGCCACACGGGAGAGGCCCGGAAGTCCAGTTCAAGCAGAACTTCGTCGTGCGAGCCTGCCGCGCCGATCACGACGCCCTCCCCGAGAATGTACTCATTCTTCACGGAGAGCTTGATAATTCTCTGTTCCATACTGTTCTCCTTGTGAGAACACGGCGCAGCAGAAGAGGAGGTTTCCCGTCTGCTACGCCGTGTCGTAACTGCTTTGTGTTTTCGCGGTCTATTCAGTTTCGTGCAGCGGGAGGGTCACAGCTTCACGCCGTTGGCGCGCGCGGCGTCGTCAAACGCCTCGTGCATCTCCTGAATCATGTTGGCAGTGTTGGCATCCTGCCGCATCTGGTTCTGAATGGCCCACAGGAATTTTCGCTTGATGCGCACGCGCACGCCGCGCTTGATCTGGCAGCTCTCGCCGTTGACGCATACGAGAACATCGTCCTTGTAGCGCCCGTTGTCCTTGAAAAGCTCCACATAGACGTATTCCTCGCCCTCGTCGTGCTTCGGCGCGGAAGGTGTTGGAGCGGGAGCGGCCTCCTTGGCGGCGGCTTCGGCATCCTTGCGGATTTCCGCAGCTTCCTCCTCGGCCTGCTGGCGAATGTCGTTCGCCTCAGTCAGCGCGGCGGCGCGGATGGCTTCCGCTTCGGCCTGCGCCTTTGCAACGATCTCTTCCGCCGTCATGGCCTCGGGTGCGGGCGCTGTGGTCTTGGTTTCCTTGCTCATGGGTTGGTCCTCCTTTTCGGATCGTTATTAGGAGGGGCAATACCGCCCCTCCTGTGCTCAGTTGATGGGCGCGTCGTTGAACGTGGAAGCGGTCTCCACGCGGATCATGTACGCCTCGACAAGGCGCTCGGCCACCTTGGTGGCTTTCCAGCCCACCGTGCCGCGCTGGTTGAGCGGGTCGGCGCTGCCGGCAGAGCCGAGAGGCTTGACGATGTGCTGCAAGCCGCCGCCGGTCAGCTCGGTCGTACCGTAGGCGTCCGCGCCGAGAATGATGGTGGAGTACACGTCGCGGCCCTTGGCGCCGGCTTCGCCCGGGTAGACCTTGTTGGACGCAGCGGGAGCGGTAGCGGGCGCTTCCTTGAGCGTGATGGTCGCGGAGCCTGCGGCAGCAGCGCTCGCACTCTCGATCTCGCAGAGCTGGCCCTCGATAATGACCAGGCGGCCCGCAAGGGCTGCGGCCTCGTCGGCGCTGATCGCCTCGTTGACGGTCACGACCTTGGCGGAATAGCTCTTCACGGTCAGCTCGCGCGCCGCGGCGGTCAGATTCTCGGCGTGGAAAATCTTCGCTTCCGTGGTCTCCACAAAGCGGACGCCAGCGATCTTGCCGATCTCGTCGTCATAGATGTTCGCGGTGTCCTTGTACTCGTGCGGGCGCTTCCAATCGGGATCGTCCTGAATGTCAAAGGAACAGTCAGGGTGAATGATCGCCCAATAGGAGCCGTCCTTACGCGGCGCATTCATGGTCTTGAGGAAACGGGCAGCCTTGCGCACCGCGCGCACGGTGAAGTACATATTGCCGGAGGTCTCGCCGCCGACAAGCAGGTGGCGGCCGGAGACCGTGCCCTCGCCGTACTGCACGTTCGTGCCGCCGTTGAGCACTTCGCGGGTGATGGTGTCGAGCGTGCGGCCCGCCTGAGAGCCGAGCAGCTTGGTGGCCTCGACAAGGTTGTTGTCGATGGTCGTCAGCTCGAGGATGTCGGAATACTCAATGAAGTCGCCGTACTGCTCCACGGTCGCCTTGAACGCGGTCACGTTGAGCTTCTTGCCCTTGGGCGTCACACCTTCGGTGAGCGGCACAAGCGCCTTGGGCAGCGGATCGTACTTGCGGAACTCGATCTCCTTGCCCTTGCCCTTGGGAATGTCGCGCTTCTGCGCCCAACGGTCGTGGACAAGCTCGGGTTCGGCGTTGTCAATGAGGGTGTCGCAATAGAACGTCTTCATTTCGACGCTCATACCGGCGTCGGACGTGACGTTGGTCTGCTGATCGAACAGCGACATGTGCACCATCAGCATGAGGAACTTGGAAAGCATTTTCTTCATCGTTTTTCATTCTCCTTTCGTAGTCGGCGAAAGGGAGAACGCGGTCACAGCGTGATTTTTTCTCCCCTCGCCACGCGCCGCATGACTTCGGCGCGGTCGGCCTTGGTCCATTTGCTCGGGTCGTCCTTGCGGACGCTTCCCGGCTGGGAGATGGTCCCGTTCTCAGTCGGGCGCATACCCTTGGCGCGGATGTTGTCGGTCACGCGCTTTTCGGCGGCTGCGCTTGCATTTCTGGCCGTTCCGGCGAGAATGTCATCGAGATGCGAGACCTCGTATGCGTGTCGTACAGGAACGCCGGAGCGCAGCATGGCAATGAAGCGCGGATTGTTCTTCAATTCCGCTTGCAGGTCAAACTCGGGATAGACGGAAGCGACCTCGGTCGCCTGCCTGATCCAGTCGTTGAACTGCTCATTCGCTCTCTGCTCCTGCCGTCTCGCCGCTTCCTCGCGGCGCAGGCTCTCGTTTTCCTGCTGGATGCGCACATATTCGCGGTACTGCGGGACGCTCATGCCGTGAGCCTCCGCCTCGCGGCCAAACAGCACGTCGCTCATCGCCTCGTCGCCGTCAATGGCGGAAGAGAGCTTGGAAACGTCGCCGTCGGTGATGCCGTAGCGGCGCATGAGCGTGTCAATGATCGGCTGCTGGGCTGCAAGCTGCGTGTCCTTGGTCTTATCCTCGCCGAAGCGGCGGTTGATAATGCGCTGGACTTCTGCGGCGTAGGCGTCCTTATACTTCCCGTTTACGAGGTCGCGGAACTCTTTGCTCAGGTCCTCTCCCTTGCTGTTGCCATCACCGGCGGCGTGAGGCTGCGTCTGCTGTGCGCCGCCGCCCGTACCGGAATCCTCGCCCGCAGGCGCTTTCCCGAACACGACGTTGGCGTATTCGCCCGATTTGCCCCGCCGGGTGGAGGCGGAGCCTGCATTTGTGGTATCGCCCGTAGCTGTGCCCGCGTCACCGCCGCCCGACGCACCGGCGGCAGCTCCAGCGCCCGCTCCTCCGGCGG